GTCGGCGTTACTGCGGTGGCCGAGCTATCATTTCCTTCAATAGATGCATTCGCGGAAGGAGCGTTCAAAGCATCCGTCTGCCATTCGTGAAGAGTCGAGAAGGCGCGAACGGATTCAGTCATCGAAAGGACCGGCGTTTTCGTCGGAGAAATATTGACGATAATATCGATCAAATCCTCGCGAATACCTTTCGCCTGGTACGTCTGATATGTATTTGTGGGAGCTGCCATTTTAATTTACCTCTTATCTGAATTTCAGGAAGGCAAAACGCCTTTCTGTCTTAAAACCTCATTCCAGGCTTCCCGGTCGTCAACCAAAGCCACGGCCCTACGGAATGCCTGTCGATAATTCCCTGCGGAATCATCATTGTTTGCGCCCATGCTTCCTGAGCCTCCGTCAATTTGAACGGCGGGAATAGGAACTGGGGTTTCTATTCTACGTGGAACAATTTGAGGCGCTTGCTGTACCTGTTGTGGCCTTGTTCCTTGTTTCGCCTTTATCTGGAAATAGGTCAATTCCGCTGCTCGCATCTCATTTCCATTCATTTCTTGGATAAGTTGCGGGCTGGTATTGGCTACTATCTCAGGCCATAGATCATTGAAATCATTGAATCCTCTAGCTTTTAAACTCTGATCCAATGCAATGCGGTTTGATTGATAAATGACGGGCGCAGTATTGTTTGACATCTGCTGTAGTTGCTGCTCAAGAAATTGAATGCGTTGAAGAACCGGATTTGAATAATCAGGCTGAGGAATTTGATTCGGTAGTCCTTGTGGAAGACCTTGATAAGTCTGTTGATAAGGTTGACCATTCTGCAATGGTGCCTGGTATTGGTCTTGCCGTTGATTCCTCAATTCCTGAATTTGCCGTCGTTCTTCTGCTAATTTCCTGCGTTCGTCACCTACTTTATCCGCTGCCTCTGCCAAGTGCCTTTTGATTTGCTCCTGATCCGAATACTTTTTAAGGTCTTCGGCGGTGGCAATGACTTCTTTTCCATCAACTTTGAGTCTTACTTTCTTGCCCGCCAGCTTATCCCAATCGATGAAATCATCTCCCTCAGTTTGGGCGTTTGGTTTCGTCGGTGCCGGGACTTCTGGCGTTTCTTCTGAAATCGGTTCTTCTGGTGTCTGCTGGACATGCTGGACGGGAGGCAACGGTGGCAATTCAGCGGGTGATTGGCTGACTTCGCTTGCATCTCCTTCCTCAAATGCTGCCCTGACATCACCGAATAGTTTTTGTGTTGTACTCATATCCTCATCGCCAGGGGTTTGTTTAACCGCGAAAATACCCTCATTCGCTACTCCCGCTTGTGGTGGCTTATCAACAATGGCGGTACGAACTCCAAGACTAATTGCTCTTGTATCTCCGGGATTGGAATTAATAGGATGAATCACTGGGATTTCAATTTTTGATACATTCTTGCTTCCTACTGGTCTACCTCTAGGCATATATGTCCTCCTGATTATCTAGGGTCGGATTAGCATCGTTCGATGCCTGACTCTCTAGTTCCTTGAGGGATGCGATAGCCGCGTCTCCCTGGGAAATTAAAAAATCTAGAAGCCCTTCGGGCTTGTCTGCCGCCAAAAACATCTGCTGCGCTCTCATTCGGTCTTCATCGGTCTTGGCGTTCTTTAAAGTGTTGACGGCCTGATCATGCAAGGCCCCCAAAATAAATTGTTTGATCCATGCCCATTCCTTAGAATCTCTTACGCTCTTTGCTTTATCGCCAGCAAATGCTTGAGCTTCTAAGACTTTAATATCCTTGTCTGGGAAATTAATCATAGAGTCAATCGATTGATCTTAAGCCGGTGCCGTGGGAATCATGTTCCCGTTCTGGGCTGCTGTATTCAAAATCGGGGCAGGAGGGGAAGCTTGCCCCCCTTGAGGCGCTCCCTGCTCGATGGGAGGAGCCATCCCCGGTAAATCGAACTCGTCGGGCTTCTGAACGCCGACAAGAGGCAAAACTTGCTTGAAGATTTTAACGGGATCGATAAAAGTAGCTTTCTGGGGAGGAAGGACGCGCATCTGTAGAAGTTGGCCGGTCGCTTGATTGGCTTGCGTTGCCCGATCCATCATAAGCAAAAACTGGTTCATTTGCGCCTGTTTGTTGACCCCGATATTGACTTGCAAATCAAAATCGCCCTGAATAGCAGTACGAGGAGGAATTCCACTATCCCAAATAAGCGGACCAAAATATTTTCCAGCAACGTCACGAATGTATTCTTCGGTTTCATAGGCTTGCTCCAATCGGAGAAGGAATCGGAATACGGGTAGGAAAGCTGAATAAGCAAGATTTTTTATAACAAAGGCTATTTTCTTGTTGGCGTTGGTTAGCTGGTTGCTCGATTCGGTGGCGCTTTCGGAGTTGGTGTCCTGGCCTTGGAGTAAGGGCGGTAGGCCCGTCTCCGCGTAATCATTATCCGTGCGAGCCTGAGTACGTGAAAGGATCGCCGCTGAGTTGTTGGTAGGGATCTCCTGCATCGCTTCACTGGCCGGTCCGTCCCCTAGAACGTAAGAACCAATACGGCGATTAGTAAGAGCGAGAAGGTCAACGTTACTATCACGATTGATGTACATGGTTCGCCTAAGGTCCCTAGCAATCGCCTCTCTTTCCTGGTTTCTCTGCGCATTGGTTTCCTTCTGTAATGCTTCTGTAATTTGCGGATAAGACTTACCTTCAAGCCTATGCGGCTCAGGGTAAGCTTCGCCCAAAATGATTGGCGGACGATTATGTTCAAAAGGCGAGAAGCGGTAGGGTAGATCGTTCTCCACCCAGCCGCGACCCACCACCGTTGCGTTGAGCTGGTCCCCTAGGAGTATGTAGGAGCCGCTTTTAAGTTTACCGTCCTCGTCCGGCATGAAATCCCAGACTTCAAATACCCAAACTTCCTCCTGGTCCTGCACTTCGGTGGCATCGTTAAAAAGTGTTTGATAATCCTGCCTGCGCTGATACTTGACCACATCGTTTAGCTGGTCTTCCATGTGTACTTCTGCTACAAAATCAATGTTTTTGTAGCCTAAAAGTCTGCATTCTGCCCTGGTCCGTTTGTACCTATGAATCAATGGATACTTATAATAATTCTTCCAAGTAGCGCGTTTTGAGAAATACAAATCTTCGGGAGGGACGCATTCGATTCGAGGCTCGAAATACTTTATTTTCTTTACTTTCGCGTCAACGTAGGTTTGGTATTTGGTTCCATCCTCAAGTTGGTTATTCTGAATTCTCTGCTCAGTTACGGTTTCTGTTTCAACTTGAGGCCAAACCTTGAAAACACAAATCATGTTCCTAACAGCGTTGATTGTGGCTTCATAGGCTTCCTGATAGAAATCGATAGGGTGTCCGCTCAGTCTATGGTTAAGAAGGACCTTGACGAGGTTGACATGCTCTAGTGGGATCGCTTTGTTGACTTCCACATCGACGATTCCTTTCGGTTCGAAGAAGATCGATTCGAGGACATCGACGGCGATACGCTGTGTATTGACGAAAGTTTTAGGGATGAAGAGGCGCGGAACGCCGAGGATATCGGAATACTTGCGCTCATCGGATTGGAACTTCCCGTCGTATTGGTCCATGTCTTTGCGCATCCGCTCAAAGAATAATTGATGACCTGTTTTCGCATTGTCGAAGAGTAAACGACCCTGTCCAAGCAATAAAGCGTCAGTGATCTGGCTCTTTTTCGTGATCCTGATATCATTTGAACTCCTCGGATTATCGGGAGGGGGAGTAGCGGTTCCTGAATTTTCGCCTGATCTAGACAAGAGAACCACCTAAGATATGTATAAAATTTACCGTTTTGTATACATATATACAGGCAAATGTATATAAATTAAACAAGGATCAACTCGTCATCGGGAATTTCGTTCTTAATCACTGGATCTTCGGTTGTGCGCCATGAGAAACGGCGCTGAAGGATATAGCGGACGCAAGCGTGATGATCGTGAAGACCTTCGGCTATTTTGTCTTTCTGGCCGCGTTCACCTTCATCAACCCATGTTTCACGTTGTAGGGTTTTAAAGCTTTTGATTAAAAGTTTGTTTTCTGGTCGGTCAAAGATAAATAAACGGGGCTTGCCGGTCCGGGTAAGTTTGAGGCGTTCTTTGATATTTGAGATTCCGGCCGCTATCGAACCTTGGAATTTATCGGCTTTGGTTAGGTTCCGCAGAGCGTTCTTGCCACGTTTCATCAATTCGAAAATGTTTACGTTGTCATGGATCGTGAGACTTGAATCGCTGGAAGGATCGGCTATATTCTTAACGATACGGTGATCCTGGCTCAAAAGGGTTAGGTCACGTTTAAGTTCTTCCACGGTAACGCCGCGCTTGTAGCAGGTGTCTACATAGAAATTATCTTCCCGGTCGATGAAACACATGACAGCGCAGGAGTCTTTGACCATATGAGGATCGATTCCAATGAAGCCCATGTACTGATTGTAGGGGCAGGATTCGGTATGGGTATCGCGGGCGGCGCCACAAGTGCATCCGGTTTCAAAAGGCTTAATCACATGGGTTGAATGCTGGAAAAGTTTGCCATAGACAAGCCCGGAGAGAGAGACGAACTCGCCTAGGAGACGCATTTTTAGCTCTTCATAGCTTTCCATCTCTTTAAGGATCTCGCGAAGAACCTTGATATTGGCATAAGGGTTGCATACGCTGGCGATTTGAAACCAATCGATATTGTTGCCGATCTCATCAGTACCGCGTGTGAATAGGTCAAATGTCCAACTTAGGCCTTTGGTGGGCGTCATGCAAAATAAAACATCAAGACTGCTAGCAGTTGTGAAGCGCATGAGGTTTTCTTTGTACACCTCATGGTCAGGTTCTTCATCAAAAATAAGCATATGGCGCGGAGGGCCTTGGAAAGTGCCTAAATCCTGCTTATTGGACATAAACTCGATAGTTCCGCAGATTTGTTTGGTCTTGGGATCGATCAAACGCAAGGTTTGTTCACCGGCTGAGTAGGATTTCTCCCAATTCCCGTCAATAAGATGCTCGCGCGGCGCCCATTTCCTATAAGTTGGAATCAAATTACGCAAAACACCGTTTTGGTAGTCCTCGCCTATGACCCGGACATGCTGAGGACCGCTCCTAATAAGTCGATGGGAAGGATAAGTGTATTTGAAGTCTTTTCGGGTTGGATCAAAACAGAAAGGGAGACTGCCGGTAGCCTTAATAAAGGCTTCGATGCAACCAATGGTGGTTTTACTGCTCTGGTTGCCACCGGACGCGCCACGGATTGAGGCGGTTGATAGGTGAACGTCTATCGCGCCATGGAGTTTGGGCGGGATATCATCATCTTTCAGGAATTCCTTGAGGAAACTACGGCGCTCGCCCGCAATTTCGCCGGTAACGGGAGTGTAATGCCAAAAAGGGTTGGCTGCGCGGTTCCGCGCGTCAAGCTCATCAAGCGCTTTTAGCGCTTCCATTAGCTCAGCTTTCGCTTTGGCCTTTTCTTCCGGGGAGCGGTTGATAGGCTCCTTATGAAGAATCTTATTTGTTTCTTTGGAAAGCTGAATGATAGAGACGCCGCCTTGAATCTAGCGTCTCCGATAACCCCTTCCGGGATGGTGGGAGTACTTCTTATGACTTCTGATGCGTTAGGATCTGGATAATTTCCAACTCAATGCCCAAAGATTTGATAAGGCTAACCATAGAACGCACAATACAGGAATGTTCCACCGCTATTGCTCCGTTATATCTACGCCCAGGTCTTTGGCTATGTCATCATTGTTAGCGCTCATCGGACCATAGCCCATCTTCCGATTATTGTCCATGATTCGTTCGGTTTCCATGGCTAGGGTTTCCATATTCATTCCTTTGACTTCATAGTCGTGCGCTTGCTCGAAATAAACGGGTCCGCCCATAAACTCCAAACGTCCTTTCTTGAAACATCGACGACCTTCGTCCATTTCATCCCGGACGGGAAGCTCTGACGGAGGAGTATCGTCGTTAAGCGGGATTTTACCTACTACCGCTTTAGGGTTCAAGCTTGGACTCCTCTTCGGTTTCGGTGGCTGTGCGACCTACCTTCTCTTCGCCATGCTCGGTTCCACCCGTCGATTCCATTAGGTCCGACATCTTTTCGAACTGCGGGTCGGAATCGTCCTGGCTTCCGTTCCGGAAGGTTGAGGCTTTGTATTCGTCACGGCTCAACCCGTCCTTACCTGAAAAAACATCGAAATCCTCAAAAGACGTGATGCCGGGCTTGTTGCCTGTGATACTGATCTTTTCTCCGTCCATCTTAATAACCTCCTACTGTATTTTGCCGCTGGGGATCGCGTGATCCTTCGACCGGCTTCTCTTTCGTCTCTTTTCTCAAATCTTTCTCGCCTGTATCCTTAATATTATGCGCACCCCTCGCCCGCATATACGCTTCACGCGCTTTCTTGCCCTGAGATTCAACCGCGCTAAAAAATAGCTTATCAGTAACCATCACGCCTCCCCTTTGAAACTTCCTTAACTCCCTTCTTAACTGAAATCGGCTCGCCTTTCGGAAGTTCCTTTTTGTGATCTTTGAGTGAAATTGATTTGTTGAATGGGAACGGTACTTTTGACTCTGGACCACGCATCGCTTTCTTAACCAAAGGATGCACTATTTCTCCCCTTTATGAGAGCTATTGATATGCTTCAACGTTTCAGCTAATCTTGCTCGTTTACCCTCAACCCCACCCATCCCAGCAGCCTTATGCAGCTTTTTAAGCGGGATCTTATCGCCTACAGGCACGCCCAATTCCTTATGTAGCGCTCCGGGATGTTTGATAGCGCTCTGTATCCATTTCTCGGCCATATCAATATCCTCCGAAACTGGCAGCTTTATGAAATTCTTTCGCTTTGTCCTTCAAACTACCACCATCCCCGACTATCGCCGGGACCTCAATAGGATAAGATCCGGGCGCCGGAGACTCCCCGCCATTCAATATCTTATCGTCTCCTGAGTCAATAGATGCGCCTGAATCTGATTTAGTATCCACCTTCGCTCCTCGCTTCCTTATGAAAATTTTTCACATGCTTGGATAGACCGGCTTCGCTCATTCCAATCGCAATAGCTTGTTTGCGCGATTTTACCTCCGGACCATGCTTCGATCCTGAATGAAGCTTCCCGGAACCAAACTCATGCATCACCTTCGCTACTTTCTTTTCGCCTTTAGGTTCTGCCAATCCCTTATCCTCACATGAAACATAGTAAGCTAGACAAAATTGTAGCCGTCCCGCTTTTCTACCACATTATAAAATATTCGCATTAGCTCAATACTTCGGCTTTTTCTTCGGCTTCATATTATTCCTTTGTTTTTTGTTTTTTGCAAAAAATTCACACCTTAATCTTCGAGCGCATCTCATCTATCTTACTGCGAACCAAGGAGAACGATTCACCATTGCGAAAGTGGCACTCAGGAATGAATCCTGCCGTCCTGAAAACACAGATACAACCAACCCCAAGAATCCCATAATTATGGGAACAGGAACAAATAGGTTCCTTATATGGACGAATCTTTTTGTTTAGTGCGTTGGAAGAGGGGGGTATATTAAAATTACCCCTACCCCCATGCCCCCGACCCTCCCCACCTGGGGTGGAAGTGAGGGATGGTTTTTTGGCTTTTCCCTTTCGCTTAAACATGAAGCTTACGTGAACTTCTCATATTTTAGAACATAATTGTTATTATCAGAAGCTAACCAAGTTCCTCAATGCGCTTCATAAGCTTCTCTCGGTCGCTTTCAATAGCTTCTGTGACACCACGGAACGACACATTTTCTGTGCTCAATCCTTCCATCAATCTTGCCTTGTCAACCATGATTCCGGCTGTGGTTGCAAGCTGTAAAGCGCTTGATTCTCTAAGCTTTTCATGTGTAAGCTCAAGTAAGCTTCCTAATGCACGTTTGTAAAAAAGTCCACCTAATCCACTTTTAGTCTTTTGCACTACTTGAGGTGTAAGCTCTGCAAGCTCTGGATTATCCCATGCTCTACTTATTGTCGAAATGTGAGCGCCAGTAGCGGCAGCAGCTTGAGTCGCACTCAATCCTGTTCCTTGCATTGCAGCAATAGCGATCTTTGTTGCTAGATTGTATCGCTTTCCATGGACTTTCTTGTCGTAATTACGTTTAGGTTTTGATGGAATTGATGTGGATTGTGTTGATAAATCTGTGAATTGATTTGGATTTGATGTTATGTTTTCTGGTTCAACATTATCCATAGTTAGCTCTAGTAGGTGCGTCTCAGGATTGACCTAAGCGAGACTCTTACCATTTTAATTTTAGTTTGTCAAGTACGCATTTTAGTCTATGTACCTTATTTTGTCAACCCACCGTCCTGAAGTATTGCGTAGATCTTGGTTTGGTTTCTTGCGTGCGGTATAATTCGGGTGAGTTGAGCTTTGAGAATATTCTGTGTTGCATTTAATGCATTTTCTATTTTTGACTTTAGCATGACACCATAAACATTTCCTTGGTGGCTTCATGATTTAACGAAATATCGATTCCCATTCTCTAAAAGTCATTAAAGGCTCCGGATAAGCGTATTCATCCATTTCCCATTCTGTTGGCGCTCTAAAATCATCAAATGTCCACATATTACGCAACATTACCAAAAATAGGCAAATCTTCAAAATGGCATTCGCATGTGCATGTTTGTGGATGCAAGTCAAGCTGATAAAGTTCCAAGCAAGTTTTGCACATATCGGTTATCTTGTCAACAGGATATTAACATAAGCAATTTGGTAAATATAATTGACCCAATAACAGTAATCAAAATTATACCTCCGATGACAGCAATTAAAACCATCCATTGTTTTCCGTCGCTACTCATTCTTCATCCCAAGTGATTTCAATTTCAGTTTTAGGCGGTCCGAACGCTGTTTTTGTGGCAATCAAGCTTTTAACTTGCGAATCATCAAACCACACGACTCCGTTTAAGGCATCCAGGATCGTTTTTGCGAGGTTATCAACGTCCGACCGCATATTTACACCAAAGAACCCTAATCGTGCCTCTACGGGCATCCTAGTGAGTTTAAAGCCCATCCCGTTACGTTGAGCCAACGCAATTTGCCCGATATAACGTTTATACGGCGCATTTGGATCAAATTTAGCCCTATATTTGTTAGTTGATACTCTTTTCCAGCTTTTTGGCTTCCCTTCAACCACAAACGCCAGCGTTTTCATCGTTTTAACGATTTCGCAAATTCGATCACCGCATCACGTTTTTCAATTTCATGTTGTAGTTTTTTAATTTCATGTGATTCATAAACTTGCTGTAATTGATTTATATTAATAGTCATTTGATCGATTAATTCCAAAAGTTCTTCGCGTGAACATTCGGATGACGATTTCCCTTTCCAAGTAAAAATTTTATCCATTTGTTATCTTCCTCCGCGTATATTCTTTTTCCCTGATCATATCTAATTCCTGCTTTTTTTGAGCCAATTTCTCAGCGAAATTTTCAACAAACCCATTTAAATGCGCGGAATGATTAGCTATCGGCATCTCATCAAGCCAGCGTGATTGATTGAGCCAAGTCGCCGGATGCGGGATAAACTGCCCTCCATCACGCTGCCACTGCTCACACCGCTTTTGAGAAGCAATAGCATTTAAAACGGCTGAAAGTTCGATGCCCCCAGAACCTATAGCTCGTTTCCAAGCTTTAACAGCCGCCCCTTTCCCCACTTTTTTCGGGTACGCTTTCCAAAACTCTTCAAATCCATCAACGTCAGTTGATGAAGATGTAGTTGTCTTTCTGTTAGGTATGGTATGGTTAGGTATGGTAGCGGCACTTTTACGGCGTAAAACGTCGTTTAACGGCGTATTACGGCGTTTTTCATTATAAAGCCTGTCTTTCACCAATTTTCCCGCGTAGTCCAACCAATCATGTACCATCATTGTGCTTTCATCAATCCAACCACATCGCATCAAAGTATTGATGAATGTATCATGATCTTTATCCCATCCAACGGCCTCACAAATGACGCGCGCCGTAAAACGGCGTAAATCGCCGTCACGCCAAGCGTACTTCAAAGTGAAGTGCCAAAGAAGATGTAAATACCCAATAGCTTCATGCTTTTTAATCGCTAAATTAAAACATAATTCTGCCAATTTAGGATGTTCTCCCAGATCAGCGTGTGATTCAATCCACATAAAAAGATGCCCCCGACTTATGCGCGAACGAACTGCGAGGCCCGATAGCGCCGCGAGGGCAAAAAAAGACTGGCAAGGAATTAACCCTGTCGATTTTTAAAGATGTTTTTGAGCCTCGCATTAATTTAATTTACCGCAAATTCATTAAATTTGTCAATCTCTTTTCCTCTTTTTAAAAAGTCCTTCCCAAATAAATAGCCCACCAAAATAAATGAAGATCATCACGAAGACGGATAATAAAAAGACATCTCCTGCTTTCATTTCTCTTTCTTCCTCTCAGCCAGCATGGCGTCGGCCAATGAATAGCATTGGCGTGCAATATCTTCGTTCTTTGCTTCTCCCATAATTCTTAATATTCCTGGCGCAAATTTCCCCGCAAACCAATCGCGGAGGGACATGCCGCCTTTAATAACAAGATCCGCCATTGGCCTTGGTAGATCAACCATATGAGTTACTGGAAAAGCTGATCCGCCGTCTCTTAGTTGTCTATATTCCGGCGCCATGCATTCATGGCAATTTACTAACTGATGTTTCGCACAACCCATAATTTCAGCTTTCATTTTTCTTTCTCCCTCTCAGCCAGCATGGCATCGGCATCTCCATAACATTCATCTGATTGGTTTGCGCTCTGGGCAATATGAGGATTTGCTCGACGGCCCATTAAGCTCATCCCCGCAAACCAATCGCGGATGGACATGCCTTTAATATATTCGGGATGTGTCGGAAATGCTGGTCCGCCGTCTTTCATTTCTCTGCCTCCCATTTGGCGACGGCTTCTTTGGCATCATCTGTATGGACGCAATGGCCAGGACATTCAATCAAACCTTTCAAAGCGACTGTAAAAATCCGCTCCGCCTTCTCGATAGCCTCGAGGTAGCCTTTGGCTTTCTCAAAATTAGCGATGTCATAAATGTAAGCCGGTTTATTTTTAAAATTGGCGACAATCTCTCTCGCCTCTTTCTCGTTCATTTCTCCGTCTCCTTCTCCGGGATCGTTGGGATGGCGCGAATAGCTATTGACCATATACACGCTGGGCAACCACACTTCGGATTCATAAAATAAGGCTGCATACAAGATCCAATTGATTTCGCCGCTTTTTCCCTCATCCTCTCTTGTCCTTTAACAAAGCCCGCTTGATAATATGCGATGCATGATCTAACGCCTTCCATTCGGCCTTCTTCCTTCGCGGCGTCGAGGGCTGCTGTTATTGGATCATGGCACCATTTATACTTTCCAGGGTCTATGTCGCCTTTGTAAATTTTGTAACAGAGCCAGAAAAGTTCTTCCGCTATTTCCCTACTGCTCCTTTCGGGCGCGAGGGTCATGACAATCCAAGTATTTTAGCCGCTTCTTTGGCATTGTCTTGCTTTAAATATTCGTCATCTTTTAGGCCGAGCATATACCGAACCCTCTGAACTCTTTCATTGGTAATTGGCCCACCACCGATGTATTTAACAACACAAATGGCACAAGCCGGTTTCCCGCTAACATAGGTAAACATATCCTCTTTTCCACAGATTTTACAGTTCATTTCTTCCCCTCCATGATCCTCGCGGCTTCGGCGTCGACTATTTCAAGTTGGCATTGTGGATCGCAATAACATTCGCCATCTTCTCCTGTGCAATAAGGTAATTCGTCCCGATAAAATTTGGTCGCCATTTCCCGGTAAACATCGCGCTCGGAGAGAAGACGCAAAGCCAATTTATTTAATTTTATTTCAGAAGCATCCTGATCGAAACCACCAAAAGCATTATCAATATCTTCCCGCTTCACAAACTTATACATGCTGGCCTCCTAAAATTAATTGCCGTGTCACGAATCGAGCGTGATTGCCTTTTAGTGAAGGGCTTATAGGTGATCCATCACCACGGCAAATCTATGCGGATGAGCCGGAATTGAACCGACTTGTATTCGTTTTTGATATTCCGTTAGGATCGGAGAATTTACTCATCGATTCTATCGAACCTTATAGTGAATACAACGCTCCGTAAAGCGTGTCACCGTTTACGCCGCCATCCGCAAAATTCGCGGGGTTGGAGAGACTTGAACTCTCCTATTGAGTCACTGCGCCTTCTGCTCGTCAGCAGCGCGGGGAGTGATCGCACCGAACTCTCTTCGGACCCCATCCCGCCGCTCCCCCAGATCCTTGGCAGGTTACGGTAAGAGCGACGGGAAAATTAACATCCATCCCAACAGTCCATAATATGTCTTAATAGTTGGTCAAGATTCCAACAAATCCAATGACATTTTTTACAATAAATCAAAATGGTAACTTCTGTTTAATATTTCGAAGTCTTTTATATTCTTTCCCATCTTTAACTTTCTCTAGGACGATATCGCCCTCAATTTGTTCTCCTATTACTCCATCTCGGTCCCACTCAAAAACACCCGGCGTTATTTCTTTCCCACCTACAGCTTTAATTATTTCCGCTGCCATCCACACCGGGATTCTTTCTTGATGTTCCATTAAATTTTCACCTATTTGCACAGTAAATTTGAATAGATAAAACTTTTTGTCATTATTCTCAAATTTCCTTTTTTCAACAGGACTAGAGACAGTAAAGACATAATGTCCAACCGGCAATCCTATATTCGTATCTGTTCTTTCAATCATTTAACTGGCTCCTTTTGGTATTCTGGAATCTCTCGAATCATTATTAGCCCACCTTCTAATTCTTCAACACTTTTCCCTTCTATCTCAGTCCAAGATCCGGTTTTGAATATCGATTCGAGACAAGCGAGCTTCGATTTTTTTTCAATCGCCGTCTGTCCCGGCCAGCGCTTAAGAAGCTCGTTGACGATATTTTCCAATGCGATAGCGCGTCGTTTCTCCCATTCCACACGCGATGCTGGACCATCGAATAAATCTTGAGAATTAGCTGCTTGATCGAATGCAACATGATCGCCCCCTAAGTTCAAAAGTTTAATATGCGGCAAGAAATCTTCGAAGTTAGGAAACTGGAAACATTTCCCTTGGATCTTGTCGAAACGATCCTTAAGAATCCATGCCTGATTCACGAATTTAGAACCAATAGGTGTTGAATCAGTCGTTCTTTTTACTTCCATTTCAATAAGTAAAGAAGGTTCATACCCCATATCCGTCTCAACTTTCATCTTGGTACCTACCCGATGCGTTTCCAAAACGCCTTCCTCATCTTCTTTGTCTCCATATACCCATCCACTACGCCCGCACATTATCGAATGGATTTTGGAAGTGAGATAAAGGTCAGTGAATTGTCGCCACTCTTTTTTAATAGGCCCCCAATCCCAGACCCGAAGTTTTTTCTTTTCACGTTTATTTTCATAAGCTTTCACCAATTCATCCCAAAAATGAGTAATGGAATCGTAAATAATCGCATCGCATGTTTTTTCCGCTTCTTTAGTTACTTCCAAAAGATCAACGAAAGCCCGGCTTTTCATTGTTACCAATTCAATTCCAGCTTCTTTGAAAAGAGGCAAAACAAAATCCGATCCCGTTTCCGTATCGATAAAAGCAATAGGTTTTGTGGATTTAATATATTTATGTAATCCAATCGCAATTTTAGCTGCTGTCATACTTTTACCTGATCCAGCAAAACCCTGGATTCCAGCTTTAAGATAGGCTGATTGGTTTGTCGCTTCCTTCAAAAGTCCCATTATTGCCCCCCGCCTATATCATCACGCTTCCATTTCTTCTTCGGCTTTAACCATAGTCCTAATCCAACAATCAAAATTAAAGTAGAAATCCAAAAGTACCAACTTTGATAATAGGCTAGGTCTATCGGTTGCAATTGACTCATGGCTTAGCCTTGTATGCACGACATCAATCGAATATTTTTAACCATTCCCCGAAATCAATTCTTCCTAAGACATCATCCCCAAGATCCCGGTATTCTTTTGTTATCCAGCTGCACCCATCCGCCTTGAAAATTGCCACTTCAACCATATTGGCATCAAAAGACTTTTCTCCATCAAATGGAGAATCATAATTATCACCATAATTCCCAGGCCCAAATTGTGTTGATAGAACAATCCCGTTGGGAAAAGTAAGATGGAATCCTTTCTTATCGCAAGCTTGAAAACTTTTTTTCACGCTACCGCCTCCATCTGAATCACGTTTAAAGAATCCTGCTGAAGATACCGAAGCGCCATTGCGAAATTGTCGAATTCATGATTATGGATATGGATATAAGGAAACAAGTCTCGAACCACATAACAAACTTTGACATTATTTTTAGCACCCTGAGATCTCAGATATTCATATTGTCCGCGAGTAATCATCTGCTTATTCATTGTCTTCCTCCTTTAACATGCTTCGATTAATTCAATAAGCTTATCGCCCATCTTTTCATGATGAGCGTCCCTGGTAGCGTCTGGGTGGCTGTCCCTGGCGGCGCCCCTGGCGGCACTCCTGACGGCACCCCTGGAGGCCCAGAAGGAGGCCCAGGCGGAGGCCCTAGCGGCGTCCTTGGTGGCCCAGATAGCGGCCCAGGTATACCCAGCGGCCTCCCTAGCGGCGTCTCGGGCGGCGTTCCAGGTAGTTTGATTCGGTTCATTTCCATTCAACCGTTGCTTGTATAAATCCCCAACCATAATGATGCTCGCTCGCGTTTTTTTGTTCGAGAATCGAATTACACCATCTTTTTTATCCATCAAAAGCCAATAAAGGAATTGAGATCCAACCATTGACAAGTCAACGCCTATATTAATCGCGGAAAGAAATCGAAACGGCCATTCCATCGCTGTCCCGTTGGGAAGATTCTCAAAAATTTCATCTTCCAGTTTTGCGAGCATAACTGGAATTCCTAATTCGGTTTCATAAGCCATGTGATCTGACGAATGAATTGTACAGCCCACCGCGCAGCCTTTTCCATTTTCCCAATATTTCCCCTTAACAATCTCATCCCCTTTCGCATGAGCCGTAAGCCGTGCGAGATATTTAGCTTTGATCTTCGGATTGCCTAAAAAAGCTTTCATTCGATTCCGTCCTCCTCCTCTTCGCATTTTAATTCCCACGCATGTTTATCAACAAAGATCATTGAGCTTTGAATCTCTTTCGTCCCACAGTAAAAACACATCTTAGGCTCCCATACATCTAGCCAAAGCCGCAAACATTCTTTGCAAGTGTTGGTGAAGACGGGGACGGTGAACATTATTTTGATTCCGCTTGAGCGATAGATTCTTTGGCCCATGTCCTCATTGATTCAATGCATTCCCAATCGCCTGCTATGCATCCCCCACGATTGATAATCGAAGGAAGCTCCTCGATATTTTCACGTATATTCTTCATGCTCGCCAAAAGCACATCCCGATCAGATTTAAGTTTGGCAACAGCTTGTGTCGTTTCTTTAATCATCTCGGTTAGTTCCTGGATTTCAGTCACGCGATTTCTCCTTTTTCCCTTCCCACTTTCTTGTAAAACAATCAGGGCAACGTTTTGGTTTTGATGGAATCCGTGGCGACCATTCATGTCCGCAATTCCTACACATCACCGTCGGCAAATTGAATTTTGTTTTTTTGTCCATGGCCAATGGTAGTATGATGCTGCCACAAAAGCAAGAACTATTTTCACAAAGAAAAACCCCTACCGGCAATGGGAGCCGATAGGGGCTGCGTAAGGGCAGAGGAATTTCGCCCGAGATTTCTCAACCGGATTTAAACTGAATGCGTTCCTTCAACTTGACGAGTTTCTCTGTCTCTCGTTCGATGGTCGAGCCAGTGCAATGCTTCCTCTATTTTCGTCAAAGCAATAGCATTCTCCCGGCAAGCGAATTTTGAAGATTGGAAGAAAACAAGACGCTGACGCGCTGCTTCCAGAACTCCTTCTATGAAAGCGCCATTCGGCCGGTTCCTTTCATCACCGCGTCCCAGCGGCCCATCTTGCCATCTTATATCGATCCCAGTTCCCCTGGCCCATCCGCCAGTCGGATTCCCATTATCTAGACTATTTTGAGCTTCTATCTCTTGTTTCATATTGCCTCCTATAAAGCGGAAATTAAATCAGCATCCAAAACCAGCTGCCATGGATCGGAGAAATAGCCGATATAGGTTTCGCCAATTTGATGGCCGCTTTTGATATCAACAAGCTTCCCCCAAAACGAGAAAGCTCCCACATCTTGCACAATGACCGCGCAATCCGTCCAATGCATTTGACGAACTGATCTTCCGATTATTTGGGTGCTAAAATCCATGTATGCTCCTCATCCGGGAAAAATATCATCGCTTCCGAACAACACATTTTACCAGGCTCTAAATAAACTGTCAAGTTTCTGACAAGCCAGCCGCCAGGAACCAGTAACCGTTCCGTATTTTCGGATAGTATTTCCCAGTCTCTTGGATATTTATGGCCGTTCAATTAAATGGGATTACAGCCCCGAAAGTTAATCCAAGGACACCATGATGAACATCGGTATCAAATGAATAACGCGGGGAAAGTTCAAGATCATTAAGAAGAGTTTGAACGGAGGGACTAATCTGGACATTCGCCAACTTGATGAATGTATCAATGGCATGGAGATGAATTCCGTATGTGGCTTTAAAATTTCCGTTCGAATCCGGCGCGGTCGAATCCAAGAATCCAGCATCAACTGCCAGGATATAACTGCCCTTATAGGAACCGATTTGCGCCAATCCATCCAAGAATTCCATCCGGTCCGTTCCATCCGTACTCCGTTCCGCTACGGCTGTCACATGAGAAAGCAACGATAACTGGATCTGTGTGCCGATAGGAATAATCGTTGGATCTGCCGCTAAACACCACGTCGAAGCTGAAACACACAAAAGACCAAAGAAAGACAAGATTAACTTTTTCATAATTCTCCTTTAGAGCCAATTCGAATTCGGATATTGCTTTTTTAAAACGTCGTGTAGTTTATGAAGCGCCATTGCAATAAACACTGTTGTCGAAGCTGGATCGAGCGGGACACCGATTTTGTTTAAAAGTTTGCTCCCTACAGGGCCGGCAAGAAATGCCGCCACAAATTTGGCCGTATAAGTTCCCATGTCTTCAATATCATTTCCCTGCGGTGGGATCGTGACACTTACAGTTGGAGTCTGGATTGTCTCATCTGCCATAATTTCTCCTAGTTATCCGTTCCCGCATAATAAGCATTTTGCGGAACTTTTTTGCTACATGTGAAATGGAAATGTCTGGGAGCGCTTTCAACATTCGTAAATCCCGCGCGTCCCAACGCCCACGCCAAACGTTCCCGAATAAGTGGATCTTGCGGAGCCTGAACATCAAAAGCTTCGCCGGTTAAATGCGGTGAATCAGACTTACCGCCTACTGCTGCATTGTGTTCCGGAGTGCGGAATCCATCAACCCAAACAATCGGGAATCCATATATTTCACGTGCGACATTCATCATCTGGCAAAATTCGTCCGTCATATTTGCTGTCTGCTCATCTGTAAAATCCGGGCAGCGAGTTCCCATATTCACCCCTTTTTAACCAAATGCATAATAACTGAAGAAATGGCAATTATTAGAGAAACAACAATTCCGATATTCCCAATCTTGTTATCTTTTTCTTTCTGTGCTAATTCAAGCGCTTTTTCTGTTCCTAAAAGCCTTTCTTCAAGCCTTGCGATTCGTTCACGAAGATTAGCGATGAGTTCCGATTGATCCATTAATGAAAATGCCTTGCCATAAATTTCCAAACGAATTGAACAATCTCCGTTACAATCGCGCCCGCTACCAAGATTCCGGTGGCAGAAAGAATGCGAACAGCTTTCCTAAAAGGTCCCATAATCGTTGCAAGATCACGGTCGACCGATTCACGCCAAGCCCTGTTTTCTTCTTGATATTCTTCAAACCATTTAGGCTTAATTTCTTCTCTTCGATCCATTTGAGTCATCGGAACCCTTGACATCGGGTGTAAACTAATGAGAAGAGAGGAGAAAATATGGAAACGTTATTTGCGGTATTCATTTTATATTTGCTTTTCACAAAACAGATCTAAGAATTATTTATTTTCTTGTCCACCAGCTAATGCCGCTAGAATTCCTAATGATGCAATAGGATTTGCGGTTTGATTCAATCCTAATCTTTGAACAAGATTTAAAATATTGCCAAGATTCTGAGCACCAAATTTATCAACTGCCCCTCCTGCCATAGCTCCCATAGCCGCCCCACCCGCTGAATGTCCAAATACTCCACCAATAGCACCACCCATCATGCTACCCATAACGGCTCGTCTTGATCCTTGCGTTGCTGTTTTCTGAAATTCTCCTGCATATTGAGCGTTTTGAGCTTCTTGTTGGAGATTCATTCCGGTTAAATTCTGAACTTGATTAGCGACTTGCTGATTTTGAACATTCCCCGGTTTAAGCAATCCTTGAAGTTTTGATGCCGTGGTATTTGAAGGAACAAATTGACCTGATTGTTTATTAAGAGAAAAAGCTCGTTCTGCATTATCAAGCAAAGCTGTTCTGTCCGCAGACTGTTGAATCAATTCAGCGTATTGAGGATTCTGGCTTTTTAGATAATCACTTAAATTGTGAGTGAAAGCCAAAAGCGCCTCATTTTTAGGCGAAGCCGTAGGATCTGAAAAGTTGACATCATTCCTCGCTGATTGAAGCATCTCACGGATTTGAGTTTGATTTAATTGTGGTTGAGAAGAGGTAGAAAAGACTTTATTCCCAGCGACAGAAGTTTGTCCGGCATTCGTAGGAACAATTTTATCCACTTTCCCAGATAATCTATCCAGAGCATCGTAGGCCGCCTGATCTGCATCACTAATAGCACCAGCACCACCCGATCCAGCAATATCGGCTTTCACACTATCAAGCATTCCATCAATAACATTCTTTGGGACGGTTTTTAAATTGACCAATGATCCCCAAACTTTATCTTCAATCGCTTTTAAATTTGTTTGAAGCGTATTGAGATTGTCTGCTAAATCATCCGCTGTTTTCGGAAATGAGGATTCTTGCAAATCCGGATTTGTAAGCTGAGCGTTAATCGCTCCTTCGGATGGTCCAAAATAAGCGCTTGCACCTTTTAAAGCCAGATTGCCTGCTCCGCGCATAATTGGATTAACCAAAAGATTGGCCGTGCTGGATTCTGCACCGGATTTGATATCTCCTGCGGTTTCCTGGATGGCTCCCGGAAGACTTTGTATCGCAGTTTTTAGGCCAAGTTTTCTATCAAGCAAATCCGCTGCCGCTTTACCAGCACCATAACCCAAAGCGCCGCCAGCGAAGCCTACGGGCGTCTCTGGCCCTCCGCCAGCCACCATTCCAGCTATTGCGCCTCCTCCCGTCAATAAAGGACGCGCAAGTGCCGAAATATCAACTGCTGTTTGAGATGGCTGATTCTGATCCGAATCATCTAAATAAGTTATTTTTTGCGGAGATCCAGAATCATCAAGATATGTGATAGGCATTAATCTATCCGCGCCCTTCTTCCATTAATCATAACAATGGAACCTTTAGGAAGATTGGCCGCCATCGCTTGCGCTTCTGAATTGAAAGATGGCGTATTTGCTGGGATTGGACCAAGTTTTGATTGAACTCCTCCGGGAAGATAGTCCACATAATTCGATCCGCGTCCTTGATTAAAAATTCTGGCCGCTCGATCTGGCGGTAAAATTGATGGGGGCTGAACTTGAGAGACATAATTATCCCGAAGTGTTTGAGAAGTTTGTCCTTGCCTATCTATAGAATCGACAAGGCTTTTAATAACAGCTTGAGTATTCCCTACTTGCGGTTGACCTGTTATATATTGAATCGCTTGGTTTAATTTACCCGAAGCTGTCATAGATTCAAGATTTTTTCTTGTTTCTGCGTCTGCTGTTCCTGTCGGAGACATAAGATTCGCAAGGCCCATAACAAGCTCAGGATAATTTCCAGCTTTCACATTGTAATTTCCAGTTTGCGGATCATAACTTTGATTTATCATTTGGCGAAGATGAATAGCCTGATCTACTTTTTGGTCCTGTAATCCAAAACCACCGGATCTACCTTTCATTGCATTTATTGAAGAAGCATATTCTTGTTCGGCCTGATCTATATGCTTTTGCTGCTCAAATGTTTGAGTTTGCTGAAATTGTTGAGCCGATTTTATATCTTCAAGCGTTTTCGTATTCGCTGCTAACCGCTGTTGAGTCATTTCTCCAATATTCATCTGATTATTTAGATAGCTCATTCCTGCCAATGAAGCCCCAATTTGAGAAGGATCGTTGATCGCATTTTGAGTCAATTTATTTGCTTTCTCCAAAGTATCCGCATTATTATGGCTTGGTGGAATTTGCGTTGAGTCCATTGAAACACCATGCTGATTCCAAAAAGCATCTTGAAGTGGGGCGATTTTTTGATGATAAAAATCAACCGCCATATCAGGATCAACTTTCGCCAATGAATCAAAATAGCTATGCGCCGTTGTTAATGTCTGATTCATGATAGCCGCTTGCTGTTGTTTGATCTGTGCTGCTAATTGAGCCTGTTGCAATTTTTGTTGTTGAGCTTGTAATCCAAGTTGTGCGCCTGTATTAATTCCCGAAGCCGCTGACATCAACGGATTCGTTTGAGCGACCATCGGAACGGCCTGTTGGCCTAAAGGTAAACCAGGATTCGGCAAAGGATATTGCGGAAGATCGTTAGCCATGATTATTGGCCTCCATATTGAGCATAAAGATATGGATTAGGACCATAGGAACCCGTTCCACCCTGATATCCTCCTCCATAACTCGGAGAGGGTTGTTGCATTCCCATTTGCGTATTTGGTGGGGTTAATTGCTGATAGGCGCTAATCAAAGAAGGAAAATTTGATGAACTCCCCCCACCTTGACCTGTGGTCGCTTGGCCTACCTGTCCACCGATTTGTCCGCCAATTTGAGAACCTAAAAGCGTTCCCATCGGTCCTGCCGCTGATCCCAATGCCCCACCGAGAGCCATCCCACCTAATTGCAAACCACCACTCAAAAGACCCATGGAATTCTGATATCCGGCAAGTTGGCTATTATAGTTTAACCCAATCTGCTGAAGTTGTTGCTGGTAAGCATTCATAGCATTCTGGTTAGCAATATCGGTATTACTTAATACCTGTTGCGTCTGTTGACCATATTGACCTAAAGATTGTTGTAAATATGGTGCTTGAAGATTTTGATTCAGTTGGGAAACCGTATTAGCGCCACCTAGTTGATTTTGGAATTGTGTGTTAGCTTGTTGATTTCCAGCTTGTTGAGCTTGCAATCCAATTTGCTGTTGACCCAAATTATAGTTTTGGTTCAAAGCTCCCCATGTCTTATTAAAATCAGAAATAATCTGATTCCCTGCCGTTGATTGTGAAATGGCACCCCCGGGAGTGCTTCCTGTTATCCTAATCCCTTGCTGAGCCGCTTGCTGCACAGCTTGGTTCCACGCCTCTTGCTGCTGCTGGGCTATCATTTGGTTTTGAGGAATATTGCCCGTCAAGGAATTTTGATAATTGGTTAAAGCTTGCTGGCTTGCTTGTTGGCTTTGCTGCAAATAGGGATTTGAGCCATACGCACTCAAAGCGTTCTGCGCCCCCGTCAAAGTCTGCTGTTGTTGGCCCAAGAGTGCAGTTTGCTGAGGAGTGAATCCCGGATATTGTGGAAGCTGCGGTGCTTGAAGCGTCGGAGCCTGTGGAAGCGTCGGCGCGTTCGGGCGCGATGTCCCTAGAGTATTGGATAGCCAGCTCATAAAATCCCCTTAATTGAATTCTAGAATTGTGACAGTGACGTTATAAGAAATAGCACCGCCAGCGGTGGCCTCTGTCGTATTAATTACTATATGCAAAGTTGTCGCATTAGTTAAAGAAACTGACACCATGGGTGAAATATGGGCGGTATTAGCACTTGATGCAATCGTCACGGCTACCACGCATAAAGCAACTTTTGCCGTATTCACAGATGCTATGGTTGTATTTGAATTTCCTTGAGTTTGTCCGGTTGATACGGTTACCGTTGAAGCATTAACTGTTTGAATTGATTTCAATCCAACCAGAGGAGGTAGTCCAGTTGTATTAATTTGCGCTGTTCCAATACTATTCGCTTTTACTTCAAGACGGCCACTGCCATTTAAATCGATTGTCGTATTGTCTATATAAACTATGATAGATGATCCTGACGTAGATAGACCGGAACCTACTAATGCTGTAGCTAATTGCGATAATGTTATGCCATTCGCCTTAACTTCAATTTGGTTTGATCCATTTATATCTATTGTTGAATTATCAACAACTGCCGATATTTGAGATCCTCCACCACCAGTTAGACCTGCCCCAATCGCGCTAGCAGCAATTTGGGTGTCAGTTACCGAATTAGGACCAAGATTGGTTGGACCAAGAGGGAAAAGAGCATTTAGCGCAGAAATACTTATAACTGGATGTTGATACCAGTATGTGTTTCCTGTAATAGCATCAATGATAAATCTTAGCCTTTCCAATTCGCCCGCCAATGAAGTCGGACGAGAAGTCGATCCAGACGGGTATGGATCTGTTGCGGTTTGCATTTGTGAATCTGTATTTGAATAGGTATCTACTCCCAATGGAGTTAGATTTACGAAAATATTATTCCATTCATTATTCCATAGCGAAGCTGCTATAATCTGCCCTGGAACAACGACGATAAGTGGGATTGTAAATTGCGCCGGCATGTTATCTTCCTTTGAGAGCTTCCACTACTTCTGACGTTTCTGCTCTACGTTGAACGTTAAATTTCTTTTGTTCCACAATCGCCTCAATAACTTCCGGAATCTTTCCTTCCCATTTCAACTGTTCACGAAGTGCATTCGTAAGTCTCTCTGATATTATTTCCATTTCCATTTCTTTAAATTTACAGTCATCGCAAACCATAATGAAAGCGATTTGATTTGTATCTAAAATAAATGGCATCTCCCGATAATCCGCATGTTTTGATATCTCACGAATAATGACTTTGTCGTCGGAAGAACTGCGGATTTCAATCCGTGTTTTAATTGCCTTTCCGCAATTAATACAGAGAACTTCTTTCAATCCAAATTCGTCATATACCAGATAATTGACCATCGTATATCCTTATCCCATTTTCTTTATAAGCGATTAGTATTTCAGCAAAGAAAAAATCTTCATTTAAAGTATTGTGATTGATTTGAAACTGCATTAGCTTTCCGAATGTCTTAATATCAAAAGGCGTATTGCTTATCTGATCTGCCGCGAATACATCGATATCAAATCGCGCTGTATCAAATACCGCTCCCGATCCGGCTACCGTCACGTCAATATCGGGTATTCTCACATTGTCAACCCAAACATTGATAACGAAATTCATGTTTGTGTTTGAGCGAACGCGCAGAACTCCTTTATTAAATCGCTTGTGCATCACTGGATTTGTGAACTCCCAAGGCTTAAACTTCATCACGGACGGAATGGCCTGATTATTATCATTGCGTGAAATCTGTTCTAGTTCCCATATATTCCCAGAGTAATCTCCGGTTCTTATTCTCCAATCGCTCGTTGTTTTCCTGTCAGTAAAAGAACATGAGCATGTATAACCAGAAGGGAAATTCAGATTGTTATGAATTGCCCACATCTTATCTGGCGCACGGTCTATGAATTGAACAAGTGCAGTATTCGTATTGGTTCCGGATATCTGAATGAACCATTTGATCGCTCGAATCTTTGGATCATAGGCTGCGTGCCAATTTTGGATATTCACAAAAGTTGAATTTTCGCGAAGATATCTATCAATCTGAGCCGGACGTGAAACGGAAGCGGAGCGATAATCTCCCGTCTGGAAAACACCTTGAAGTGAATAAATCGTGAGGTCATCTGTCATAATGTACATGTCATTATCGGCATGAACCATGAGACGCCAATGAGCTGCGCCACCACTCCAAATTGCGTTTTCGTATCCCCACTGTGTTGGATCTGAGTTTGAATCATCAATTCTGAAAGTTTCAGTTAGGCTACAGACAAAGAATTCTGTCCCAAAGGTATAGCCCCCGATTAAACCAGACTTGCTGTAAACTGGAATATAGGTTACATCCGCGTCCGCAAAGTCAGAACCATTGTTACTTGCAGAAGCATAAACACCATTTTTTGTTATAGCCCAATTCCTAAAGTTCGCTCCTCTCGGATGAAAGACAATCTGGAAAGGATTCCCGGAAACAGCCCAATCGGACGCGGGAGTCACAGGCGTTGCTAGGCCACCTCCCGTCCAAGCCTGTGGAGTCGTTGAGCCATCAGCTATATAAAGAGTGTCATAAAATTGGCTGAAGCTAAAGAAGTTGCTAATCGACATTCCGGTCGCTATCGGATTCGAATCGGTATTTGCATACACAACACCATTTTGTTTTGCATAAACCATATTTTGATCACCGTTTGACTGTCGAAAATCATAGCCACCCATGACTCGATCATTAACCGTTGAATTCTCAATGATCGATGTTCCACCCCTGCACTCAACACCCAAATTATGAAGATTGTAATTCGTCGAAGGATCGATAAGAGCCGCATCGGGCAATAGCTCAAAGTTCCGGCTAAAATTAAAGCCAGAGTCAGGCATTGGGACATGGAGAATATTTGATTTAAATCCCATTAGTCATCACACGGAACAATTTCAATTTCAGGAACCCATATTTGTTGTTCTTCTTGTTCATTAACCCAACAGGTCATATTTTGAAACATCGGTGGTTTTGCCAATATACCGGAGTAAATATCGTCAAGTTGCGCCCTATCTGCCGCAGACTCGGAGCCATGAGGCAATGGCGTCATCATAAGCCCAGGAACTTCCAGGACTGTCATTCGTGATTGTGCGCTATCGGCCATTAGTTAAAGCGTCCTTTCGTTCCCGTAGTACCATCATCGGAACGTATCGCGGTTGTAATCGTGGCCCCACCGGCATTGCAAATATTGACATTGGTTGCGTTTGTTGTTCTAAGATTCCGGAGAGCCATATATAGAAACATGATGGCCTGTACGATTGTCGGGGTTGCCGATGGAACTGCTGTTAATTCAGGGATTGTATTTGCAAGGACTCCTGTATAATTTTCAGAAAGTCCATTCCAGTCCAGTATGCCTCTATCAACAGAAGGATCTCCCGCAACTCCTGTTCCCTGATGAATCGAGAAAGAATATGTCCCCGCTGGAAGATAAGTAGGAAAAGCGGCCTGAAAATATCCCGTAGGAACTTGTTCTGACATTGGTATTTTATAGGTTGAATAATTAGCTAGAAGATAAGATTCTAGACCTGATCCATTTGCAACATTACCCAATGTCACTCCGGGTACGGCTTGCGCTCTAACGATGGCGTAAATTGATACGCCACTGTAGGCCATTTGAGATGAAATTATCGCTGCCATTTTATTCTCCTATTGCAAAATTCCATTGTAAATTTTACCTTTCCCTACCGAAGAAGGATTTGCTGAAGGTGGTGGAGTTCCTAGATTGAACGTAAAATCTTGGCTCGTTGAAGTTAATCCCTCAGGATCGGTCATTACAACATTATAATGGTATCTTGAATTATAGGTTAATCCCGTCAACGTAACCTCTTCTATACGAAAATAAGGAAGACCTGTATTAATACTTGATCCGTAGGATGGACTCAGTCCAAAATTTATTGAACTTCTTACAACTTCCGGCTCAGATGAATCGCTAGCAGCTATTAAAATATTGACAGATGTAGTGGAAACAAATTGAACGCGTGGGTACCCGGAAGACATTGTGGGGGATGAAGTATCTAGAGTAAAAGTTTTTGTTTGGAAAGGTGCATACATAGGATCGCCCACATTTCCTTGCATCCATCCTAGCATCTGAGCTGAAAGCATCGCTGACTCTCCGAAAGAATATCCTTTCATAAGATAATAAAGAAGAACGTTCGGACGAGGAGCGCCAGTGGTTTCTGGTTCTGCCATCGAACCTGTTACGGCCGCAGCGCCATTCATCAATGCTTCGACTTGAGTAGACCCTATATTTCCAGAGGTATATTGAGCATTTGCAATTTCTCTTAATCCTTGCAATGAGAAGCTATTGAAATCACAGAATACGGAACCCGCCAATAATCCGAATATGTTAGTGGTGTGCTGCCAATACCATCCACCATACAGAAGACACTTTGGCGCAGAAGTACAAGGAGATCCATTTGTGAAATTATTAGCGTTAGGAAGAACTGTTTCGCTTCCATTCCATAGTATTGTATAGAAATTAAAAAAATTGTCATCTTCTGCATAATACGGTTCCATGTTTATATTGTTGTCCACATCACCGTCACCGTAAAAATTCCCATACTGTACATTAGGAAGTGTCTGTAAATAAGATAATCCATTCTCTGTATTCGTGTTAATGTAGATATTTCCTGAATATCCTCCTGGCTGAGAAGAAACATAAACATCTGACCATTTGGCCATATCTACAAGTCCCATCGCTCCCAATACTCCCAACGGCCCATCTAGACGACTGACCAAATATTCATCATAAATAAATGCGCCGCCCTGATAAGTTGACATATGCGTATTATAGTGAGCAAAATTTGGTTGATCGGTTTCGAATGTCGGACCTGCTGCGGTATACCCGCCATAAATCCTAGCACCTCCAAAAGAAATAAATGTTGACTGAAAATCTGGTCCTGTAAGAATAGTTATTGGAAGTTGCATGATCGCGTTATCCACGGATGTGCCCCAATCCGTTATAAAATAAGGAACCCCATAACAAAGAACAATGGTATCGATAGTCTCCGATCCGATGGAAATCAGATAGTTATTAAGGGGGGTAGCAAGATCATTAAAGAAATCTGTTAGAGTAGCAAAATTTTCTGTTGTAGATGCTGTTCCTGCTCCTACGTGAATTCCAAAAATATTCCCAGCCGGTATACCTCTCTTCATGGAATAATAATTGGCAACTTCGGAGGAGTCTTGCACTCCATCTCCGTCCTGATCGTCCGTAAAGTCAAGATTATAAACAATCAAAATACGTGTTGGATCTAGAGCATATAGATAACTTAATTTAATCACTATCAAAATAAGCATTATGATTAATCCATAAATATAATTTATTTTCATTTTCTATGGACTTATTATTATCGAATTGACAGAAGTTTGATTAACACTCAAACCTTGCATAAGGATTGAATTACCGTAAATTGGTTGAAGCGGAGTTGGATTTGTATACGGACCAGTAGGACCAGAAGTTGATAAGGAGTAATATTCACCATCTCCAAGTGCATCAAGATAAACAGTGAAATTATTACCGCTGGTATTTACTGTACAAGGGCTTTCGTAATTAGAAAACCCAAATGTTGTCGTGGAAAAGACGGTATATGGACCTACAACCGAGCTTGAAATCGAAACCAGCAACGCATGGTTAAAAGAATTTGTTGTTAAATTTCCAGAATACATATAATAAGTTGTTCCAACCAATATTGGGAATGGGTCATAAAAAATTGCTGGCGGAGGAAGACTGTTGTTGAAATGAACGATGGAAGGAGAACCCCATGTTGTTAATCCAATATTATCTGTTGGTGTAACATAGGTCATACTATCTGCATTCAAATCAAAATAATGCACTCCACCGAATTCGAACAAATATAGCTGATTATTGGTATCGACGAACCATTGCGGTCCGGCAACGGCTTCCTCACTACCAGATCCTACAAATCCTGAAAAATCTATATCACAATTATGATACCAGTTGAACATATCTGACGATGAAGAAACCGATATGGTATTAGTTGTATTCCCAGAAGCATTGGTATAGGCCATGTAATATTTTCCGTTCCAATGTAAAATAGTTGATGGGTCACGCAGAAGGCTTATATTCCCGGAAGCCACATTGTTCATTATGAGATCCGCTGGGAGAGGATTCCACCTTGAAATCCCATCTGAATTTGTCGCCATCCCTAGAGCGCAATATGTTGTTGAAGAATAATTTGGAGACGAATTTGTAAAAAATTCAGCGATATATTTTTGTACTGTCGTTTTTTTACCAGCTGTAAATGCGATAGTTCCCATTTGAACTGGCAATGTACTGTATTGCATGGTCCAACCTGAATTTGAAAATGTACCGGCAACAATGGAATATTCACATGCTACCCCTGCTGGCGCCACTCCTGTAAAAGGTTGGTTTACCAGCATTGTATATCCGCTCGATGGAGTCCATGATGAAATTCCGTTGCTCTGATTTGCCATATTCAATACTAGGTCCGGATTAGAGGATGATCCAAATAAATAAGGAGTTAGAGATGGCGTTGAACTCAACTGGTATGATGTGAATGGTGTCGCGCCATCAAAAGCGAACGGACCACCACCCCATTCTGAAAGCCACATATTTGAAAAAGACTGATTATTAAGTGTTGCTGTCGCCGTTACAATTTGATTCTTGGATGCAGTGGCATAGAACCAAGTTATGCCATAGAGAGCGTTACCGATAATCTGAGCTGGCAAACAGGAGATGCGTTGATAATTATTAACTCCGTCTGTAACACTGATCGTTGCAGTAGATCCTTGCGACATCAGAGATGAAACTCCGATAACGATCAAATCCCCAGTAACAACAGGCTGAGTAGAAGACACAGAAATACTTGTGACGAAAGAGCTTCCGCTTGTTATCGCATTCTGGATATAAATAGGTGTTGAAGGGAATGAGGTATTAGATAATGGATTTATAGATATTGTTCCATTACCTTTACCGGAAATTGTTATTCCTGATCCAAAACATGGAACACTTAATAAAAAAAGTAAGAACAAAATCTTTTTCATATTAACGTTGAACCATTTTAAACTCAACGAATATTCGCATTGTCAATATTCCCCTTATAAATTGTTGTCTGATTCTGACCAAAAACAGTTATCGATTCAGCGTCAATGCCAAATAATGGTGGTCCATTAATTTTACCAGCTTCTATTCCGCATCCAAAAGAAGAATCTTTGATGGTAGCCAATGTTATTGGTAATCCCCATAAATCATTCTGTCCACCATAATAATTCCATGTATCAACGGTAGGCCATGGATCAACATTGTCTCCATAATTATTACCAACAGGACCGCCAGATTCAAATAATTGAACAAATGTATCTACAACACCATTACCATTTATATCTATTCTTTTCATACCTACTTGAATTCCAGTAATAAAAAAATTAGGAGGAATACTAGAAAAATCAAAATTACTACAGTATAAATAATAAGATTCAACTTCATTGAAAGTAGAATAAACACTATCTTCTACTTCAGCATTGGTCGGATTGGCCCAATCCCCTACACCACCTACACTAACCGCATTTGTGCATGCCGATGGGAAAAAAGGACCATAGGACGTACACCATGCGGAGCATGATAAAAATAATAATAAAATAAAATACATAAACTTTTTCATCAATAGATCCGATTCGCTGAGATCCGCCCTTTCATTGTCGGCTGACCCAGACTATAAGCATCTTGCATTTTTGCGTATATGGTTGTATTGGAAGCTAGATTAAGTTGGTATCCGGATATGGTCCCGCATCCATCGGTTGTGGCCGCTAAAGGTAATTCAATCTCATTATCTGGATAATTAAGACCACCGGAATTGTTACCGGAGGTTGTGCTAATGGCAATAAATCCGCCACTGGTTATGGTTGCACCCGCAGATTGTTCGCATTCCTGAAGCGTAACAATCCATGCACCCGTTGTTAAATTTATAGATGCTAAATCACCCCACTGCGTTGTAGTTGGGATATTTGTAGCAGTTAGGACGCTACTAGAAAATCTCTCCCCATAATTACCAGCAGATGATAGCGTCGACGAATTCATTCCTTGCAAAATGGCAGCGCCGCCACTCACGATAAGGCCAGTAGTTAATGTTGAAGGTTGTGTACTTGCGCTGACAACGGTAAGCACACCGTTAATCTGAGTATTCCCATTTGTCGATTGAGTGCTAACATCGATAGTCAAAAGATCTGTTCCGGGCGCGACAGTGCTTTGATTCTGTCTTGCGCTTTGATTGGTACCGATAACAAAATATTGGCCTACTGAAGAACCGGCTGGATTCGGACCGGAATCTTTTAAAGCCATATACGCATTGGCCCCATTTGATATGCCATGATTAAGAGAAAGAACCGTATACGAAGACGAATTGCTGGTATAGTCAGATTGCAAACTAATCGTTGGTGTATAACCTCCGGACATCGAAAGAGTACCAACATCTAGATAAAGAGGCTTGTAGAAATTAGCGTTCGATCCACCGAAACGGAAAAGTCTGTTTGTTATCGTCCCATCATAAGAATAATTAAGGGAATTTGAATCTAATGTGTTTTCCCAGAAACCTCCACCATCGCTAAACTGTAATGATAGTCCTGCGCCAGGAGGGGAAGCGGTAGCCGACGGTAGGATAAGGTTCCCATTTGTTAAAGTAATGGAAGAAGTCGCAACTAATGTTGAAACAGACATTCCAAAATTATTGATCCATGTAAATGTTCCCGGAGAAACAATCCCGCTCCCGCTACCACCACTAATCGTTGTAAAATAAAGATTTTTATTCCCATCGGTTGCCATCACTTGTCCAGAAGATCCATCGGCATTCGGAAGCGTCCAAACAGTCGATGTCGCTATGGTCGCGCTCGATTTCAGACCAACATAAGTTCCTCCGGAGGATGCACCTAAATCAATTTCACCCTGTGCGCCCGTTGGTGAAACCAAAATCTTTTTTGTTGCTTGAACGGTTGTGCTGGTCAATTCAACTTCTGGCGTTGTGCTGCCATTGAAAAAAGAAATAAATCCAGGATTGGTTGATGGCGTATTACTTGGCGAAAGAGCCATATAGGGTTGGCGATAATTTATATCATTCTGATTAAATGGCATTGTCCCAGCGCTAATAACAAAACCACCGCCAAGTTCAGGATCGTTCCCCGATGGATTGGGAATGATGGCATGAATCACCGCATCATGAATAAATTGATTCGGTTCATTTTCGGTGGTCGTAAAAAGATTTATGGATATTGGTCCGTTCCCGGTTTCATCGTTTTGCTGAAGAATTGTACCGATCCCAGCTGTCGCTGAATCTACGTAAAGAGCCGCCCCGGCTTGGCGTGTAGTTTGGTTGAAAATGGAATTGTCTCCGATCGTCGCTACGCCACCCACGCTCGTCAGGGTAAGAGGAGAAACAAAATTTGCTGAGGCAGAATTTACAATGAATGACCCATTTGATTGCCAATTCGTTGTTCCACCAGACCCCCCACCGCCAGAACCACAAGGAGAACCCGTTGTCTCAAGTAGACCGCCGCTACCAGCCTGTACACATTGCCCGGAAGTCAAAGCACTATCGGTTAAATTTGGCGTAGTTATAGATCCAACCGAAGAAACAGAAGCTAAAACACTATTAGATGAATTTTTCCAATCTTGCAAATCCGCAGATTGACCGGATGCCCCCTGTACGCCCACCACTGTCATTGTCGCGACCCTATTGACAGCTTGGATTGAAGTTCCAGAAATCTGAGCCATTGCCCAATAGCCAACTGCATTCGCGTAATCTGTTATATATTGGGTGCTTATCTGAGCGTTGGTCAAAAATCCGGAACTGTTAAAAGATCCCAAAACAAGTCCCGAATTTGTTTCCAAATCCAACAAATCTGCGCTCTGTCCAGATTGTCCTTTTATAATTTGCCCTATCGTGCTAGATGTGTAGGGAAGAATCAATAATTGTGCTCCAGCTGTATTTCCATCATAACCATACGCCACCGATCCGATAGTTGCTTGCCCATTATCAAGTCCCATATCAAACATGGGACCAAAATTACCGCCGCTAGTCCCAACAGAATAGATTTGCCAAGTTTTGTTATTGGTAAAATCAACGGTTGTATATACGGGTAAGGTTCGATCACGAAAAGATAAGGCATTCCCGGTACCAATTAAATTTAGTCCACCCCCATTATCAAAATAAGCCATATTTGTTCCTGCAAGGGTAAAATTCATTTGCTGATTTATTCCAGTCCCGGTTTCATCGATTGCATACTGTCCATATGTAGTTGAACCAATAAGAGCCAATGTAGATACATAAAGCGTTCCCTGATCTGTTCCACTTGAAACATTGAAAACAGAGCCACTCTGATTTGAACTTTGATTATTTATAACGTTTGCTCCTAACGTTCCAACGCCACCAATATTTGTCATGGTTAATGGGCTCAGAACATTAAGCGTGGATGTAGTTACGACCCCAGAACCATTGAGTTGAGTATTCAAAGCACCACTTCCACCTCCACCACCTCCTCCGGTCGGCGTGGTTGTGCTGATAACATTCCCGTTCCCATCAACAGCCAAATAACTATTTGGGGTTAAATAATTTAAGATAAGATCAGTTCCCGCCGAAAAGGTCATAGATGACACATTTGTAAAAGCACCGTAGCTAGTAACAGTTAATGTAGATACGGTTACGTTTGAAGACAATGACACTGTTACATTCGGTCCTGTTGAATTAGTAACAATAATATTTGATCCTGCCGTTATAGTTCCAATAGACCCACCGCTACCGGTTGGAGTTGTTGTACTTATCACGTTCCCATTAGCATCTACACCCAAATAGGTGCTTGGAGTTAGATACCCAAGATTCAAATCTGTTCCTAAAGAGAAAGTCATAGTAGAAACATTCGTGAATGATCCGTAATTTGTAACGGTTATTGTAGCGATAGATACATTTGAAGAAAGCGCAACAGTTACATTTGGGCCTGTCGAATTGGTAACAACGATATTGGCTCCTGCTGTTATGGTACTGATGGAACCAGAACCGCCGGCGCCCGTTGCGGAAATGGTCACGTTGGGACCTGTTGAATTCACAACACTGATTCCCACGCCCGCCGTGATCGTGCTGATCGATCCTGAACTTCCCGCCGATCCGTTAGAGGCAGCGGTTATTTGACCTTGGGCATTCACCGTCAGGTTTGTGTTAGTGTAGGATCCCGCTGAGACCGTAGTGCTGGTCACCTGAATGATTGTTACTGGACCCGTTGAGTTTGTCAAAGTGATTCCTGGCCCAGCGGTCATCGTGCTGATGTTGCCGCTTCCTGTTCCTGTGGCTGATATAGTAACGATGGGTCCGGTTGAATTGGTCACAGTTATTCCAGTTCCAGCCGTGATGGTACTGATGGTCCCTGCGCTTGAACTTAATTGGTCAATCGTGTTCATGGCATGTTGGAGATTGACATCGGCTGATCCAAGGTTCTTCGTAAAAGTCAAAGTGCTTACAAAAACGTCAGTTGAGCGAACGATATATTGAAATGAATTCGGGTAGTTTTGTGGGCTGATCGTGTTAATTGTGGTTACGTCTCCGGGATTCCCGAAGGCTATTGAACTTAAAGCCAATCCGATAAGGGATAACAGTAATTTTTTCATGGAGTTGTAACCACCACCGTGGTGCTGCCTAGATTTGAATTAACACTCGAATAGACGTAATAATTTTCTGTGAAACCGGATGCATTCGTCACTGAAACAGTTTGAGGAGAATTGAATCCTCCCGAAAACCCGCCAACACTATAAGATGAGGTCCCCAGGCGAGAAGGATAGGCATTTACGATATATTGGCCGGCTCCAGGATTTACCGTAAACGTATTCGGTATAGAATTGACCAAATCGTTTGTACCGAAAGCCAAAACCTGTCCGGAGGTCCATCCGCTTTGAAGAGTACTCACTCCATAATATCGATCATTGTTAAATGTGTGGGTTATTGTTGCTGTCGGAGAACTGGTCCCGTTCGTCGCATTCAGAGTAAAAACAACGGTTCCCCCTACAGAAGGGAAATTTGTATTTGCGACTGTTACCGTAGGACCCTGGAATGTATTCGTTAGAGTAAGATTAGACCACCCTCCGAAAGAGACATAACCGCCGGTTGCTGGGCCATTGTTATAACTTGCAGTGAAAGAAATATTCCCGGTTGATTTCCAGACTCCTACGCCTTCCTCAATCGTTCCCGGTTGAGAATCAGAGAAAGAATTTATCCCAAAAGAAAAACTTGTCCCTTCCGCTGCCCAAACTGCACCCGACCCATTCCAAACAACTTCATAATTTATCTGGGGAGTTCCAGTCACAACCAATCCACCTCCTGTCCCTGTGCTTCCATTAATAATGACATCGGTCCGCGACATGGTTGAGTTATCAACTGCTGTAACTCCTGTCCCTGTAAAATTCAAATATTGGCGCTGAGTTACGGTAGAACCCTGATTTTCTATAAAGTTAATGGATATCCCGCCTGGACCTCCTCCAATAGCTGAATAAAGATTCGGCACAATCAGGACCGATCCAACTGCCAATATGCACCAAATCAGTTTCTTCACCACTTGGTCCCTCCTGCGCCGCCATAATTGTCCAAAGCTCCAAAATCGAAATCCATGATCCGATCCGTTAGGTTACTGATATCCATTCCGTACATTTCACGGTAAATAAGATTCCGAAGTTCCATCTTGTAATCCTGTTGAGCCGCAGGAGCTAAGTCATCATTCTCATCGGCCAACTTTCTAAACTTTATTCCCTTGATCCAAATATTGCGCCATTTACGGTAGAGGACACTCATTAAGGTTGAGTTCACGTCTAACTGACTTATATCGGAATAATAACGGAGCCTCATCCCTCTTGTGAAATCAGGAGGGCAATTAAAAACAAAATACCCTTCCTGGTCATCTCCCAATGGATAAAGAAACTGCGGAAGGCCGGGCGCGACAAGTTTTTGACGTGCTTCCCAATCCCAGATAGGACGTGTCTCGACCGGATACTCGACATCGATAATCATATAAGTGTCGCCAGGAGACGGAGCGACATTAAAATTGGGGATCATATTGGCTACTTTTGCACTAGGAATAGTTGCATCGATATTAACGATTTGAGCGTAACTGCCGGCACTCCCTCCGCTCATCATCAAAATTTCCTTACCGATAACGTTATCTCCCGATACATCATTGGTAGCCAATGTGATTGTATTGGTTGAACCACCCTGACAAGTTCCCGTAAAACTTCCCCATAGTAGAGTCAAAAATAGATCGCTTGAATAATCCTTCGGGAAGGCATAGCGAGATTGGCCTTTATTTGAAATTGCATAGGCTGTTACATGAAGGATCTTCGGCTTCTTTGAAAGATGCCAAATCTCATTTTTTATTTCCTCTATCCATTCATTCTGGGCGCGATTCAATAAAGTTGATGACGGGTTATATTCGCCCGCCTGATTGATTCCTTCTGTGACAAGCGCTAGGAGGTTCGGGTTAGGTGGGATGACGACGGGCATTGGACCTCCTCATAAGCTTTGACCCATTGATTATATTGGGTGTTGATATCGAAATTATTTTTCACGAATTCGCGCGCATTCTTTCCAAGTTGTTTTCTCAATTCATGATTTTCAATTAAAAGTTCAAGTCCCTTGATCCATCCATTTTTGTCATTCCCATCTATGAAAATTCCATTATTCAGGTATTCATCTGATTTTATTTCACTATAAGGTGGAACAAAAGAAGTGACGGAAGGAATTTCTAAGGCTCCAAACTCCATCCATTTGATAGCGCTCTTGGATCTATTGAAAGGTGTTTCAGCCAAAGGAATCAGGGCAATATCAATATCGAGCGCTGCCATGCGGAATGGATGTGCGGGAGTTTCAACCCATTCATGGAATTCGATTTGACCTTCTCTAAAATGTTTCTTCATTCCCTGAGGCATATATCCGACCATGATAATTTTTACGTTCTGATATTTTTCGCCAATCTCTCGAAGTGGTTCACGAATAAGATACAAATCTTCCCAATGGGAATGGCCGCCAGCCCAGCAAATCCTCACTTCATCAGGATTCTTGCGTTTGACATCAAGTCGATTCCACTGATTGAGATCTAGACAATTTTGAAGAACTTTCACATTGTCGTTATATTGACGAAAAACATCGGCCAAAATATCGGTAGTTACCGTCACCATATCCGCATGGCCTAACGTTGTTTTAACTTCATCCAACACTTTTATATTTTTCTTGATGTCTATATTAACGCCATCTTTCCATTCGTGAATGATTTTACCGTCATGAACTATTTTTATTTCCTTGGTTCCGTATTCCCAATAATGATTGGAAAGTGGCGAAACATTGAAAACGTCATCATCATGGTCAATAATAATTTTAGGTGAAAGCTTGCATTCCGCGGCAAAGCTTCGAATGCGTTTGATTAATTTTTCCCCGGCCAAACGCTGAATCAGATAGATATCACTATTCATCACTTCAAGGAATCTATCCGTGTTATTTGAAATCTCGAAAAGAAGATTGGACGCCCAAATCTCTTTCATGTTCCAAGCGCCATTTTTCATTGCTGTATTGATAGGAAGCCATGCGCGATAGAAATCACAGCCGCCATTTTCATTCCTGAAAACTGAAATTTTCTTCACAAAATCTTACCGTAAGCCTTGTTAAAATTGAAATTGAATTCAACGCCAAGATTCGATAACTCAGCGAATGAAAGCATCAGAACCACGCTGGGAATGATTTTATACGGAAAATGTTTCTCCATTCGTTTAACAAAATCATAATCACCAGTTCTAATTAAATTCCACCATGGCTTGGGAAGTTTCTCAAGTGATCGCATGTTGTAAATTCCATTCCCGGCGCAAATGTGATTAATTGAAATATCCGGCATTGGCCCCAACTTCCAAGCTGACAAATTGAAATGCCGTTCACGTGAAACGCCAATAGCTTGGCCCAATACCATTGAGACGCCTTCTCTCTTATCCCAAAGATGCTTAAGTGCCCATGACGGAGTGCAATCATCGTCATTTACGAATGTAATCCAATCGGAATAATCGAAATTCTCAAGCATATACTTTAAAGCCGGATGTCCTACCTCGCCTCCTTCTGGGCAATCTTTTATGAATCTTATTTTATCGATCTGATCTTTCGTCAACCTTGCGTAAAGTTCTCGGTAATCGCCTGTCATGCCAATAGTTACACGTGTCTTAAGCCCTGAATTCAGGCATGCATAAATTTGGCAAAGCAAATTATCTAACCTATCCAACTTTTTCGAAGTAGGCAGAAGGATATCGATATCGATATCTTTTATATTCACTAGACGCCTTTTTCCACTGACCAAAACATTTTCCCTTCTTCACTATGGAGCCACTTATTCAAAGTCTTTTCTTTTAACTCTTTATCGCCTAACAACAATTCAGGAAATCTCTGAGTTAAATTCAGCCATGTTTCAAAAGGAATTGAGGCTATCTTTCTCATAGATCTATCTTTGGTAAATCCATTATTTAATTCTTTTTTCTGCAAATAATTATTCGCTAAAACGGGTTCAAGATTCACGATCTTTTGCATCGTAATACCGTCTTTTCCTTCAGTAATAATCGTTTCTTCTTTTAAGCGCGATGAGCGTAAAATCATATTTTAAAGAACATGAGGGAGCGGGAGCCCTACACTCTCCCGCCCCCCTTAGTTCAATTCCTTAATTAAGTAGCTGTGTCGCCGTTCCCGAAGCCGCTTGATTCAGGCTTTCGAGAGTCAATTCCGCTACAAGCTGGAATTTACGAGCGTCTCCAGTCCGGGCTAGTTCTGCCAATCCGACTGGACGAAGCCATGCTTTACGCCAATAGCTCATATCCAAACAGAACAAGGTATTCGCCAAGTTATTTTGGATCACATGCGAAAGAACGGTTTTGAGCGTTCCGAAGCTCGATTGATAAATATCGACCGCATTCACAACTTTCGCCGCTTCTGCCGAAATGTAACGAGTGTTGGACGTAAATCCAGCAATCGCTATTTTCTCGGTTCCACCGACCAGGATCACGTCCGGATCACCGCCAGCAAGCCAAATGGTTTCCAGGAGAGAATCAAGGATTGAAGTCGTCAAAGCTCGATTCGCCGTCGCTGAATTGACATTAGTCGTCACCCATCCAGCAATACCTTCCATCTGCCGAGCGGTCGCGGATGCTCCGGTAACCGCTGCCGTATTGATGACAAGCGCATACTCGATATCGGTTGCAAGCTCTTTGGTCAATTTCTGAACTTGGTACCCGATTTCAGAGGCGCGTCCGGCTTTACGAACGATCTCTTCCGTACCAGAGATAATAAAGTTCTTGGTTAGGATCTGAGTATCATTATTAAGACGGGTCGTCGGCGTTACTGCGGTGGCCGAGCTATCATTTCCTTCAATAGATGCATTCGCGGAAGGAGCGTTCAAAGCATCCGTCTGCCATTCGTGAAGAGTCGA